CGCGCGCCTTTGCGTCATAAGGCGCGGAACGGAAGAGTGTCCGAGTGGTTTAAGGAACCGGTCTTGAAAACCGGCGTGCGGGAAACCGTACCGTGGGTTCGAATCCCACCTCTTCCGCCAGAATTTCCAAATAACCCATTGTTTATTCTGCGCTTTCGTATTTTCGCGAAAGCTGCACCCCACTTTGCGTCCCATTTTCTGATCGGTACTAACCGGTATTAGCCGGAATTGACGGAACGAATCATTGGGGCTATCTAATCAATCACTGGTCAATCGTGACCGCTCTGAAGAAAGCGATGCCTCGTGGTAGCGGGGGTCTTTCTCTTGGCGGTCGCTGCTACCACGGCGCCTCTAAACCGAAGAGCCGAGGCTCCTCAAAGGAGCTGAAATGGTAGAAGTTGATGACCCCCGTATAACCGCCGCGACGATCAAGGCGGAATACAACATCTCACACACAACTCTGTATCGATTGATCAAGGAAGGCCAGTTTCCTCCTGGCGAGCCCGTTGGCTTGAAGGCGGTGCGGTGGCGCCGCAGCGTCGTGCAAGAAGCTTTTCGCAAGATTGGCGAAAAGCGTGGTCGCAAGCTGGTTTTGGAGATCGCCCAATGATCTCCACAAACGAAAAGACCGGACCGGGTTGCCGCCCGTTCCGGTCTCAAACTAGATATCAAACCGCTAAATTTGATACGAACAGAATAGGCCGGAAGCCCTTTGAAATCAAGGGGCAACGGGCTCGCCCCTGGCTGAAAATTACGGCTGGACAGAGGTTCAATGAGCTTGGCAGGCTCGTTGCCTATCGCCGAGAGTACGGGCTGGCTATGGGGCCGGCTTCGGGTTGGGCCATCGTCCTCGCAAATCTGTCGGAATGCTTAGGCGTTACCAGCGACTGCCAGACGGTCGACGAGCTGCGCCGCCGTCTTCGCCTTCCGGCGCTCGATCCTGATGTCGTCGCGCCGGCCTGTAAGCCGGCCGATGGCAAGTTGCTCAATCAGGCATACGTGGGGGCGCTTCTCGAAGTGACATCGGTCGAGCGCGAGGATCTCCGGCTCTTGCGTATCGAAGCATACGACGAGCCCGCCGCCGACCGCCGGCGCCGTCTGGACCGTGAGCGAAAGCGTCGTGTCCGCCGCACAATGGAAAGACAGAATATACGTGGTGCGGACAACCGGCGGAGAACGGCTTCGCCGGCCCTTCGGGCACTTCGCTCTTCGAGCTCGTTCCGCCTACCGGCAGCGCAAGAGCCGCACCCCATCTGGGAATCTATTTCTGAAAAGGAAAAGGGCAGGGAGGCACCACGGCAGGCACGCCCGACCGCAGGAAGGGCTGCGCGAAGCGCCGCCGAAGGCCTTCATGCCGATCCCAGCACACAGACCAACCTCGACGCGATCGAGCAGAGAGAGGAACTCGATAATGAGCAATCAAGACCTTCTTCACCAGCCGGTGACACGCGCCGAAATCTCGCAGGAACATTGGCGTTCGCTCGGCACGGTCTGGGTTTTCCGGGTCTACCGGAACGGCAAGGAAGTCGAGGCGAGAACGATCGAATATTCATCTCAGGTCGATAGCGTGAAGGCGCTGCTGGAGGCGGCAGGATGTCACTGCAAGGATGCGAGCCCTGTCGAGGGACCGCGCTTCAATCGGAGGGGTGGATGAGCCGGAACCTCACCCCGAAAGAGTTCGATCGCTTGGTCAAGCCGCATAGTCGGATCATATGGGGGGCGAAGGCGATCGCCGCCCGTGTGAACTGCAGCGAGGAGTTTGTGACCTCGCGCCTTGCTCATGCGCCGGACACTCCGATTCGCAAGGTAGGCCGTCGCTGGTGTGTCCATGAGGACGCGTTGATGAGGTTCTTCGGCCTGTAGCGGTAACAAACCCGGTTCCAGCCGGTATCTGGCCGAATATGATTGCGAGATCAGTTCGGCCAGAATCTGTGCATGCGATTTTGGTTTTCCCGACAAGCTCCTCTTGAGACCCGTGACGCGGACGTGTCCGACCCGGACGGCACTCTGGCCGCTCTATGGTCGGGCGCTTCGAGCGGCTCGGTTGCTCTATCCGGCGCCGCAGCTCTTCGTGTACCTGCAGTCGCCAGCGCAGTCCGGGTGATCAGCGAGGCGGCCGCCACGCTTCAGGTCCGCGTCATGGAACGGGCGCAGGACGGCACCGAGAAGGAGGACGTCAATCATCCGATCGGCACGATGCTCCGCGGCGACGTCAATCCCTGGACGTCGGGCTTCGAGCTAATCCGCGATCTGACCGCCGATGCTCTCTGCCGCGATTGGGGCGGCCTCGCGTACATCAACAAGATCGGCGGCGAGATCCGCGAAATCATCCGCTACATGCCGGCGGCGATCTCGGTCCAGTATGACCCGAGCACAGCCGAGCCGACATACCGCCTGGATGGGAGCGTTATCTCTCCTAGCAACATCGTTCACATCCGCGGACCATTCGACAAATCGCCGCTCACCCTTGCTGCCGAAGCCATCGGCGCAGCGCGCGTGATGGAAACCCACGCATCCAAGCTCTTCCAGAACGGCGCTCGCCCCGGCGGTGTCATTCAATCGCCCAAGCCTCTCGGAGATGAGGGCGTGAAGAAGATGATCAAGTCGTGGCGTTCCGCGCATGACGGCGCCGACAAGACCGGAAAAACTGGCATCCTCTGGGATGGCGCAGAGTTTAAGCAGATGATGCTGAATTCGGTGGACGGGCAGTTCATCGAGCTCCGCAAGTTTCAAATCCTCGAAATCGCCCGCGCTTTCCGTATCCCGCCCTCGATGCTGTTCGAGCTCGACCGTGCGACCTGGAGCAACAGCGAGCAGATGGGCCGCGAGTTTCTCGTCTACTGCCTTGAGCCTTGGCTCCGCGCGATCGAGACCGCGCTCACTCGTGCGCTGCTGACGCGCGACGAACGGTCGAAATATCGCATCCTCCTCGATCGTGATGACCTGACTCGAGCTTCGTTGACCGAGCGGGCCACGGCTATCTCATCGCTCGTATCCGCCCGGGTGATCAATCCGAACGAGGCGCGCGGGTGGCTCGATCTCGCCCCTTACGCCGGCGGCGACGAATTTGCCAATCCGCACATCAACCCCAATGCGCCGGGCGTCGGCCACAACGGCGGACCGCCGATCAAGGAAGAGGAACTCACACAGTGATCAACCAGGAAGAAGCATCAGTCCTGACTGCGGCTAAAGCGATCACTCCAAACGAGGGACGAGCGATGCTCGGTTTAGAGCCTCTTGCGGGGGGCGACGACTTCGATGGCGGCGTCGCGGCGAAAGAGGTCCGCGGCTCGTGACCCTCGAGGAAATCCGAGACAACGCTGAAGACCAAGAGCGCGGCCGGATCTGCCATGTCGTCAGTCCATTCGATGGCACGCGCACCGGCATCAGCCTTCGCATCGTCGGTCCGGACAGCCGCACCGCCCGTAACAGCCGCCTCCAGCTTGAGGATGAACTGCGCGAGGCTGCGGACAAGGACGGCCTTGTCACCGCGCAGGGACGCGAGGATCTCGTCATCCAATCGCTCGCCCGTCTTGTCCTCGATGTCACCGCCGACGAGACCGCAGGCCAGCCATTTTCGCTCTCGCACGGGAACGTGGTGAAGCTGCTGCGCACGTCGTGGATCCGCGAGCAGGCGGATGCCTTTGCTGGCGATCGACGGAACTTCGCACCGGGGAGCGCACGATGATCGAGCACGGCGCCTGGTTTGTCTTTGGGCTCTTAGTCGGGCTGTTTTTTGCAGATCTTTTCCGTCGGAGGAAACATTGAATGAGTGAGTGTGTCGTATCGTTCGCCCGCCAACCCGCTGTCGATTGGTTCCATGATCCTTTCATGGCCTGGTGGGCTGTTTTGACGATCCTTCTCGTCTTGGAACTCATCAGAATCTTCCTCTTCTGGAGGAGGAATCCGTAATGGATCACCTCGACCTATCGCTCCGCTTCGAGGCACCGAACGACGCCGGCGAATTCAACGGCTATGCGGTGATTTGGGGAGAGCGCAACGCGCACAACGAAGTCGTTCAGCGTGGCGCCTTCAGGAAGAGCCTGTTGGAGCATCGCGCTGCAGGCACGAAACCAGTCATGCTTTGGGCGCACGAGCCGTCCGCAATCATCGGTGTTTGGACCGAGATCCGCGAGGATGAGAAAGGCCTGTTTGTTCGCGGCCAACTCGTGATCAGCACGCCGCGAGGCCGGGAGGCCTATGACCTCCTCAAAGCCCAAGCGCTGAACGGTCTTTCCATCGGTTTCCGTCCCCGTGGCGATCACCGGCGCCGCGACGGCGTGAAGATCCTGACCGACATAGACGTCCGCGAAATCAGCCTCGTCGGCATGCCGTCCGCAGGCAACGCCCGCATTACCTCAGTTCGCAGTTCTGGCCGCTCCAATGAGAGCGCGGCGGCCTTCGTCGAAGCGTGCCGGAAGGCCGCTGCTGCTCTCACTCACAAAGGGAAGTAACCATGGAACACTTCAAGCCCCTCGAAACCCGAGCCGAGCCGGACAATCAGGACGATCCGATGGCGGCGGCAACGCAGGCCGTGGAAGCGCTACGCACCGGCTTCACCGAATTCCAGACTCGAGCCGATGCACGCTTTGCCGGTCTCGACGCGCTCACCCAGCGCCTCACGGATCTGGAGACCCGCGCGAACCGTCCGAACGGCGGCGTTCCTGCCAACCAGGAAATCCCGATCGAGCGTCGTGCCTTCACCAACTTCATCCGCCACGGCCGCGAGGCCATGGAAGCGGAAGAAGTCCGCGCGCTGATCGTCGGCGAAGACGTCAAGGGCGGATATCTGGCGCCGGCCGAATTTCAGGCGGAAGTCATCAAGGGTATCCTCGACATTTCCCCGATCCGCCAGGCGGTCCGTGTCGGCTCGACGTCGGCCGGTTCCGTCATCCTGCCCAAGCTCACCGGCATGCCGGATGCGCAGTGGGTCGGCGAGGAGGAAACCCGTCCGGAAACGACTGCCACCTACGGCCAGCTCGAAATCCCGATCCACGAGCTTGCCTGCTTTATCGACGTGTCGCTCCGCCTGCTCGAAGACTCGGCGATCAACATCGATTCCGAAGTTTCGTCCATGCTCTCGGATAAGTTCGCGGAGAGGGAGAGCCTGGCATTCTCGAATGGCGACGGCGTCAAGAAGCCGCTCGGCGTCCAGAAAAGCGCAGGCATTGCCGAGATCATCAACGGCAGCACCACGGCGCTGAATGCCGACAAGCTGATCGGTCTCATGTATTCGCTGCCGCTCGCGTACCGCAATAGCGGCTCCTGGCTGATGAACGGCACGACGCTCGGCATCGTCCGCACGCTGAAGGACGGCCAGGGCAATTACATCTGGCAGCCCGGCCTTCAGGCAGGCCAGCCGTCCACGCTGCTCGGCCGCCCGGTGATCGAGGACAAGACCATGCCGGACATCGCTTCCGGCGCGTATCCGATCATGTACGGCGACTTCACCAAGGCATACCGGATTTACGACCGGGTCGGCCTGTCGCTGCTTCGCGACCCTTACACCCAAGCAACTCGCGGCATGGTTCGCTTCCACGCCCGTCGTCGCGTTGGTGGCGGTCCAGTTCTGACCGAAGCCCTTCGCAAGCTGAAGATGTCGGCCTCCTAAGCCCGGTACAAACTCACAAGGAGCATTCGCATGCGCGATCTAGTCAACAATCTGGCCGTCATCTCGGCCATCGCACCGGCAGTCTACGCTGCCGACAACACGCCCGTTGTGATCGATCTGCTCGGCTTCGACTCCGCCATGGTAGCGGTCCATGTCGGTGTCGGCGGCATCACGTTCACCGGCACCAACAAGCTCGAAATGGTCATGTCGCATAGCGACGACGGCACCAACTTCGATGCGGTGACCGACGGCGATCTTCAGGGCATCACGGGCGTATCCGGCGGCATCATTGCCTCGTTCAAGGCTGCGCACCCGGACGCTACCGTCCACGAGGTCGGCTACAAGGGCAACCGGCGTTACCTCAAGCTGCTGGCTGACTTCAGCGGCACGCACGGCACCGGCACGCCACTCTCTGCTGTTGTCATCAAGGGCAACGCGCAGCAGAAGCCGGTCGCTTAAGGGAGTTGGGCCATGGTCGACTCCGTCATCATCACCCGAAGGTCTGCCGGCTCACAGTTCGACCAGGAGTTCGAAGTGAGCTTGGACGACTTCTTCCGGAGCGTTGGCGCTAATCTGGAAGCCATTCCGGCCGGACCGTTAACGCTGTCCCCAAAGCATCAGGGCAAAGGCCTCTTGTTTCAGGGCGTCTCGACGGTGACCGTGCCGGCCAACCTGCCCGAAGGCTTTTCGTGTGGCTACATTCAGGCGGGGGCCGGACAGTTGACGTTCCAGGCAGGGGCTGGGGCGACATTGAATTCATTCGGCGGCCTGCTGAAGACGGGCGGGCAGTGGACGACAGGCGGCATCACGTCGCTCTCGCCCGGCACGTTCCTCCTCTACGGGCTCCTCGCCTGATGCCGTCGCGCGCTCCTCGAATTTGTGGATGCGGAAAGACCGTTTCTCCAGGTCAGACCTGTTCATGCCAGGAGCGCGCGACGCGTGAACGGAAGGCGCGCCATGACGCTAAGCGCCCTTCTGCGAGACAGCGTGGCTACACGGCGGAATGGCAGCGGGAAGCGGCGTCTTTCCTTTCCGTCTACTCCAGCTGCCGCCTTTGCGGCCGTGCGGCCACGCTGGTCGATCACAAGATTCCCCATAAGGGCGACAAGCGCCTGTTCTGGGACCGTTCAAATTGGCAGCCGTTGTGCACGCCTTGCCACTCGTCAACCAAGCAGGCGGCTGAGCGCCGCGCGCAGAAGGAAAAATGACATGGGAAACCAATATACGACCGCAGGCACCAAGGTCTTCATTGGCACGACGCAATCGCCAAAGAATGCGGATTTCGTTGCTGCCGACTTCACCAGCGTGACTTGGACCGAGATCACCGGTCTGGAAAGCATCGGCTCTTTCGGTGACACCTCCGCTGAAGTCACGTTCGACGATATCGGCAAGGGCCGGACCGTAAAGCTGAAGGGCACGCGAAATGCTGGCAACATGGATTTGGTCATGTCCATCGATTACGCAGATCCCGGGCAGATTGCAGTCCTGGCGGCGGAAAAGACGCCATTCGATTACGCGTTCAAGGTGGAATTCACCGACAAGCCTCCGACCGGCGGCAGCCCGAAGAATTCGACCCGCATGTTTATCGGCAAGGTGATGAGTGCGGGCGAAGCGCTCGATACGGCCAACAGCGTCATGAAGATGACCTGCTCAATCGGGATCAACTCGAACATCGTCAAGGTAGCAGCATCCGCGACGTGATGCAGAGCCCGCCCCGTGAGGGGTGGGCATTGGAGAGCCCTATGATTCAGTACGAGACCTATATCGACATCCACAATGACTTTGCTCCGCATGTCCGCGCAAAGCTGCAGCAGTCCAGCATCTGGCCCAATGTGGTGCGCATCGACGAGGAGCGCGATGACGTCACGCGCATCCACTTCCAGGCCCACTATGGCTCGGAGAAGGAATGGGACAACTTCTGTGACCGCATTGATCGTACCATCATCACTGCGATCTCACCTGCAGGCCTTATGCGCTTCACCCTCAATGCAGCGGTGATGAAGGTAGGGATGAAGGTGAGGGATGCGGAGAGTGACGGACCGATCATGGAAGTCGCGTCGTTCTCTATCCGCAACAGTGGGACGAGCAGCAGCGTCGAGCAGGTGGATCTGACTTGGATTGACGATGATGGCGAGAGCCAATCGAAGACCTGCGATGGCAGAGGACTCGTCTATTACTGGCCTGACTACGGAAACCCGTCGAAGACACTGCGGCGCTTCGATCCGGCCATTCGATAGGTCATGACCCGGGGGTGGTCTCGAACTTTGGACCATCCCCAGGGACCGGCGCGGGGTCCCTCGTGCGAAAAAATTCGAAATTGGCACTTCTTTTTCAAAGGCCCGAAAGGTGGCTTGAATGATCGTCTCAGTCGAAGAGCTTCGGGAGCAATTGAACCTAACCGATGATCTCGGCACGGCTGATAACGCCCTGATTGGTCGCACCATTGCGGCTGCGCAAGGCGTGATCGAGCGACAGCTCGGCTACGCGATCGAGGCCACCTATGGCGGTGCCGACCAGGAGCCAATTCCGCCGGCGCTCGTGCAAGCCGTGAGCCTTCTCTCGTGTCATTGGTACGAAAACCGCGAGGGCACTCTGATCGGCGTCACGGGGCAGGAATTGCCGTTTGGCGTTGCCGATATCGTCCGTGATTACCGCAACTGGAGCTTCGATGGCTGACGATGGAGGCCTTTCGCGTGTCCAGCAGAGGCTCACTGCCATCCCGATTGCCATCAAAGAGGCAGTTCGCGGGGCTCTGGCAAAGAGCGCAGACGAGATCGTGGCGGCTGCAAAGGCCTTGGTTCCCGTTGATCAGGGTGCGCTTCGAGACTCCATCGGCTGGACATGGGGTGATCCGCCGGAAGGTTCCTTCGTCATCGGCTCGGTCGGTGGCGGCAACGAGCTTCGGATCACGATCTACGCCGGCAGCGAGGAGGCCTATTACGCCCGATGGGTGGAGCACGGAACCCTCGAGCATGCAGCACAGCCGTTCTTCTTTCCTGCCTATCGCCTGCTGAAGAAGCGTGCCGCCAACCGCGTTAAGCGGGCCGTGCGGAAGGCGATACGGGAAAATTGGGGAGGCCGATGACGTGGATTCAGTACCTGGCAGCAGTGATTTTGTGCTTCGGCGCTGGTGTGCTGGTAGCCGCAATTTTGAGGATCTGACATGAGTGCTGAAGTGGCCCTGCAGAAAGGCATTCGAGCCCGGCTCGTCGGCGATACGGCCGTGACCTCGCTCGTGCCAGCCGCCTCGATCCTCGATCGCAACGAGCGACCGGCACCAGACCCCAGCATCATCATCGGCGAGACGACATCGCGGGATGACGGCGACACCATCGCTCGTGACCGCGTTCATGTGTTCGCCGACCTTCATGTTTGGAAGCGCGAGCCGTCTACCGCAGGCGTGAAGACCGTTGCCGGCGCAATCCGGGCCTCGATCAAGCGCTCGCGGTTGCCTCTGGACGCCGGTTTTCACTGTGTTGACGCCTTCGTGGCGAGCACGCGCGTGCTTCGAGATCCGGACGGACTGACTTCTCATGCCGTGGTGACGGTCGAAGCCATCGTCCAGGAGGTTTGAATGCGCTCTGGAAAGCTCGATCGCACCATCAGAATTGACCAGTTCAACCCGAATTCGGTCGATGACTATGGCACTCCGACGTCTGGTTTCACGCCGCGCGCGACCCTTCGAGCGCAGATCGTCCAGGCCAGCACCGAAGAGGCCATCCGCAACGGTGCCGAGGACACGACGCTCGTCATCTTCAGAACGCGGTGGCTGGCCGACGTCACCAATGCCGACCGCGTCCACTACGAGGGCGAGGATTTCAACATCAAGGAAGTGAAGGAAATCGGGCGCCGGGAAGGTCTCGAAATCCGGGCCGTGGAGACGAAATGAAGGGCCGTAAAGCCGATCTTAAGGCAGTTGAAGGCGGCCTGTCGGGCGTGCCAAAGGCGCCGGACTGCATCCCGTCTGACTTCGTCGCCGAATGGGATGCCATTGGCCGCGATATGGCGCAACGGCAGATCCTCACCACACCCGCGCTCGGGCTCCTCGAGTCGTACATCCTCGCTCGTCACACCGTTCGCCAGTGCCATGCTGCCATTAAGGAGCACGGCCTGCTTGTCTCCACCGCTCACGGCATGAAGAAGCCGAACCCGGCCAGCGGCCTACTGAAAGCCGCGTTGGAGGCGGTAGCGCGCCTGTCTGCCGAGCTTGGGATCTCTCCGGCGGCGCGCTCCAAGCAGGGTTTGGGCGGCGGTGAAAAGCCGCGACGGGAGGCGCCCGATGGCCTCATCGTCTAAAGTCTCCAGGACGACGCGCCCGGAATGGATCTTCGATGGCAGCGAGATAGATGATCCGTTCGGAAAGGGGCAGCGGGCGGTCAATTTCCTTCGCGGTCTCGGGCACCCGAAGAGCCCGACCGGCAATTTTGAGCTGCCCTTGTTCTGGGAACGAATTGTCCGCCGGATCTATGGCCCGTGCTTTCCGAACGAGCGCCGCCAGGTGCGCACGGTCTTCATCCTTCTTCCGCGCGGTGCGCGCAAGACCACGATCGGTGCCGGGCTCGCATTGCTCCACACCGTCGGTTGGGAGCGCGTCAACAACGGCCAGGCTATGGTCGCCGCATCGGCGGAAGAAGACGCGACGATCGCGTACGGCGAGGCCGTTGGCATCATCGAGCACACCGACTGGCTGGAGGGCGCAACCAAGACCACGGAAAGCCTTTTCATCCTCGAACATTTGATGACGAAAGCGAAATTCCGCGCGCTCGCGTCCGGTGGCAAGGGCAAGCTCGGCAAGACTCCGCAGTTTGTGCTCGCCGACGAGCTGATTAATTGGGAGGGCGAGAATGCCCGCAAGATGTGGTCCGCCATCCGCACCGGTTTGAACAAGGTGCCGAATTCCCTCCTCGTCATCATCACGCAGGCGGGCCGCGGGCAGGAAAATCTCGCCTTCGATCTCCTGCAGTATGCCCGGCGCGTCCAGTCCGGCGAAATCGAGGATCCGGGCTTCCTCCCGGTGCTGTTCGAGACCGATCCGGAAGACGATTGGCAGGACGAAGCCCTCTGGCACTACGTCAACCCGGGCCTCGCCGACGGTTATCCCGATATCGACGGTCTTCGCCAGATGGCGCACGAAGCCAAGGAGCGGCCGACCGAGCGCGACAATTTCCGGCAATACCATCTCAATTGCTGGCTGGATTACAGCGCCTCGCCCTTCGTCGCCATGCCGATCTATGACGAGGGCAGGGGCGCGGTGGATCTCGACGAGAAGGAGGCCTCACAGGAGGCTTGCTATCTCGGGGTAGACCTTTCCAGCAATTCCGACCTCACCGCCGTCGTGGCTTGCTGGGGCGACCGTGAGCGCGGTTACGAGGTGCATCCGTTCTTCTTCTTGCCGGAGGACAATATCGGCCGAAAGGCGGAAAAGGACGGCGTGAATTACCAGCTCTGGGAAGAGCAAGGGCTCATCACCCTGACGCCCGGCAACGTGGTCGATTTCCGAGCCGTCGAAGACCATATCCGCGAGCTATGCGCCCGGTTCCGCGTCGTCGAGATTGCCTTCGATCCGCATCTCGCCCGCAACACGCTGAACAACCTGTTGGAAGACGGGCTCCCGGCCGTCGAGATGCGGCAGGGGTGGATCACCATGGCGCCGGCCAATACCGTATAGTTCCAAATTTATGCGAACATCAGAAAAGCCATGTATTTTCAATATGCTTACGGTACTAAACGGAACTACCCGGAATTAATAGTTTAAAGGACACCTCTTCCGCCACCTGTTTCATGGCGTGAAACACCTTTAATTTAACTCTTCATAAACCATAACCATTAAAATTACGGCTATCGCTGCGATATTGTTCGCAAATTCGGCACATTGGCCACACAATTAAAGTCTCGTTAGGTGCAGGGGCGTAGGCAGGGTTGGTCCGATTTAGGGCACTTGCTTAACCAT